AAAGATAAAACCCTGTCAGTACCTTTGCCTGAAAAGGGCAAATGGTCTACGTCAGGTGAAATCGTGGGAGACGGTTTCTCCGTCAGCTGGCGAACGCTTGACGCTCAATTTTGGGGAGTCGCCCAGAGACGCCGCCGTTGTTACATTGTCGTCGATTTTACAGGCGAACGTGCCGGAAAAATACTATTTGACGAGTCGCGCCTGCGAGGGCATCCTCCGCAGGGCGGCTTCCCGTGGCAAACAACTGCCGAAAGTATTGCGGTTGGCTCTGGAAGCACAGTCTGCATCTTAAATGACCAAGGCGGCTCGTACATGGACGTTTCCGAAAATGTAACGGGGACACTTCGCTCGCAGGAACATGGGCATCAACCCATCGTGTTCGAGCCGGGTGCGGCTTCAAGGGTCGGCGGTCATTGTTGGCAAGATGAACCCACCGGCGCGCTCCGTGCCGATATGGGCGATAACCAACTGGCAGTAGCAATAGAAAACCATCCTGCCGATTCAAGGATAAAGATTGACGACAGCGGAACGGTGCAAACCCTCACAGAGCGTATGGGAACAGGCGGCGGCAATGTCCCCCTCGTCATGAACGAAAGGCAGTACGCCTTGACGGTTGGTGAGGACGTGGCGAACACCCTCACCGGCACAGACTTCAAGGGAACACAGTGTGTATTCGAACCGAAAACCCTAAAAATCCGCTCTGGTTGCGAAGGCGGCGGCAAAGGTGCCCTTGTGCAAAATAACCTTTCGGCCACACTGTCGACCGGCAACGACCAGACCGTGTTCGTGCCGAAGGCTTACGGCATCTGCTCCCAAGCATCCAATTCAATGAAATCGGCAAACCCGCACAGCGGGATATACGAAGCCGAAACCGCAAGGACACTCGACACCTCCGTTCCTGACCCAAACAAAAATGCAGGCGGCATGGCGGTGGTATCTGTTCAAGGTTCCATGATTGGGCGCGCGGATAAAAACGGTCCCCAAGGGAGCGGCATCGGCAAAGATGTCAGCTTTACCCTTACGGAGGCTGACCGCCACGCGGTGTGTTACCAAGACAAGGTCGGCTCCCTCTGCGCTTCCGATTATAAATTCCCACAGCAACAGCAGATTGATGAAGGGAAAGCGGTTGTGGAGCGAGTGACGGTCGAGAATTATCAACATAGCGGCTACCGTGAAAGCAACACGGCTGGAACGCTGAAATCTACGGGTGGCACGAACGGTGGCGGTTCTGAAAGTGTAATCGTCGAGAACCGCTACGTTGTTCGCAGGCTCACTCCGACTGAGTGCGCCTTGCTCCAAGGATTCCCGCCTGATTGGTGTGCGGGGCTTGGAACAATTGATCCAACCGAGGATGACATCTCCTTTTGGTCGGAGGTTTGGGAAACTCACCGTATTATTATAGGTACATCCACCAAACCCAAGAGCCGAAACCAGATTATAAAGTGGCTTAAAGACCCGCACTCCGATGCCGCCGAGTATAAAATGTGGGGCAATGGAGTCGCTTTGCCGTGCGTGGTATTCGTTCTCGGTGGGATTGTGTCATACACACAAGGATAAAAGTCTGTTTTCCCTTGATATTCGGTACATTTATTTGTCCCTAAATGCTTGCTATTCAAGGCGTTTAGAGTGATATATGTAATGCGCGGGGACAACAAAGCCTGCCACAGGTTCACCCTGCGACAAATCAAGGAAAACGGAGGAAAAGAGAATGAAGCTTTCTTACAACGTAACAGGCGCAGAACGAAAATCCTTAGTAGCAGCAATCAGCAAAGAACTGAACGCTCCGACAAAGTATCTCGGAGCCCCGACCTTCGCCTATGAGGTCGGCGGTTACCACATCGACAAGAACGGTTTGGTTACGGGCGAGGACAACAGCGGGCTGATCGCAGACCTTTGTGGGCTGCACGGTTTTACGGCGGCCAGCGAGGAATATGACGAGATGACCACCGAAACCAACGAAGCCCCGGCATTTGAAGACTTGAACCTCACGGAACGTGAGGAACTTGGGCTTGGGAAAGAACGCCACGACCTCAACGGCGAGGACGGAATGCAAGCAAGCGATGTTCCCGAAAGCTACACTTACCAAGCGGAACTCAGCGACCCCGACTGTCCTGACCGCATGGAGGTCTTCTCGGCTTCCACCGACTTGGAGGCTTGGCGGTTTTCGATGGACTTCTGCGAGGGCGATGTGGTTCTGCTCGAACTCAGGCAACTCGACGAGAATTATGACTTCGTGCGTGGGGTGGACATTGCCGAGTTGCTCTCCAAAAACGAAGTCTACGACGGCTTTGCGGTGGAACTTCCGAAAAACGGCTTGACCGATGCTCAGGTGGATAACATTAAACGACTGGTCGAAAGCAAACGAACATTGCTTACTAAGGCACTCGGCAGACCGCTCAAGGTCAACGACACAGGCGAAAACATTCAATTCATATATCCCTATTCCGAGGACACGGGAGTAGGAATTATTTATAGTCAACTGTCTGCTTCCTTTGTCAAGCACGTCAAGAAACACAGCAGGGTCATGGCGACAGAGCGTGATGTCGAAAGCGAGAAATTCGCCCTGCGCACTTTCTTGGTGCGGCTTGGAATGAGCGGTGCCGAGTTCGGAGCAGCAAGGAAATGGCTATGCCGTAACCTTTCGGGGAACGCTTCATTTCCTAACAACGCAAGCTACGCCGCTATGCAGGCGAGCCGCAGAAACGGAGGTCAGACTGATGGGCAAGAATAACAGTTTCCCAAATAAGGCCGTCGTAGAAGCACGGCGCTCAAGGTATGCCAAAGGTGCAAGGGTTGAACTGGTTTCTATGTCCGACCCCTACACGACGCTTAAGCCGGGCGACCGAGGTACGGTTATCTTTGTGGACGACACCGGCACGGTTTTTGCTGATTGGGACAACGGCTCTACTCTCGGAGCGGTTTACGGCGAAGATGAAATCAGAATTCTTTCTAAAGCTGAGGTCATTAAAGAACAATGCCGTAAAGTGGCCTCGACAGGTAGAAGTAATATGTTTGATGTCAACGCGGTTCTCAAAATTGCCCTCGAGATGGGCTGCGGAGAATTAGCGGACTTCATGATGACAAACACCAAAGCATATGGAGTGCTGATACTCACGGGCGAACTGGGCGATTCAGATATCATAGAACTTTAAGGGGAACGCCATCATCCTCCAAAAGTACAACTAAACTCGTATACAAGCGAGGACACCCCGACAAGGGGCTGTCTCTCGTACAGATAGATAACACAGGGCTTCCGGACGGAGGTCTTTTTTATTACCACGAAGGGAGGTTACGCCGATGGGCGGTTTTAAATACACACCGACAAAGCTCATGCTGCCCACCAGTCGCTATGACAAGCGGCGAGCCGACTTTGCGGTGGGCTTCATACAAATGCTCCGCCATACCACCGGTGAATGGTACGGCAAACCGTTTCACCTCATGCCGTGGCAGGAGCAGATTATCCGTGACATCTTCGGTATCGTCGGCGAGGACGGATACAGGCAGTTTCGTACGGCATATGTCGAAGTTGGTAAGAAAAATGGTAAATCCGAGCTTGCGGCGGCCATAGCCCTCTACCTTCTGTTCGCCGACGGTGAAGCCGGAGCCGAGGTTTATTCCTGTGCCGCCGATATCAATCAGGCGAGTATTGTTTTCAATACCGCCAAGGCGATGGTTGAGCAATGCAAAGACATCGCCGCGATATCAAAACTGCTACCGTCCACAAAGCGGATTACATTTCCACACACAAACAGCTTTTATCGTGTGCTGTCCAGCGAGACCAAGTCCAAGCAGGGTTTCAATGTCTCTGGGCTTATTTTCGATGAGTTGTTTGCTCAGCAGACCAGAGAACTTTTTGACACGATGACCAAGTACACAGGCGATGCCAGACGGCAGCCACTCTACTTTCTTATCACCACGGCGGGCAGAGACAAGACGAGCATTTGCTATGAGATTCACTGCAAAGCGAAAGCCGTGATGGACGGCTCTAAAGTTGACCCGTCCTTTTACCCCGCCGTCTTCGGCATCGAGGATGGCGATGACTGGGAAGACGATAAAGTTTGGAGGCGTGTCAATCCGAGCATTGGAGTGACCATTCCATATGAAACTGTGCAAGCCGCCTACGAACAGGCAAAGCAAAACCCCGCCGAGGAGATGCACTTTCGGCAGTTTCGCTTAAACGAGTGGTGCAACGCCGACATCCGTTGGATGCCTATGGATAAATGGGACGCCCTCGGTGAGGAAATCGAATGGGATAACTACGAGGGGCGCGACTGCTATTGCGGACTTGACCTATCCTCCACAGGCGACCTGACGGCTCTGGTATTGGTGTTCCCGCCAATGTCGGGTGATGCCAAATACACGGTGATGCCATTCTACTGGTTGCCGGAGGAAGTTATCGACCTTCGCACCCGCCGTGACCATGTCCCATACGAGGTGTGGAAGAAGATGGACGTGTTTAATACCACCGAAGGCAATGTTGTGGATTACGACTACATCGTGGCGTTCATCGGCAAGTTGTCCGAGCGTTTCAAGATACGGGAGATTGCCTATGACCGATACGGTGCAGAGAAGATACGTCGTGACCTTGAGGAACTCGGCGCGGAACACGCCTTTGAAGTAGTCCCCTTCGGGCAGGGTTTTGTAAGTATGTCGCCACCGAGCAAGGACTTCTACCAGTTCGTGATGGAGGGTAAAATCCGCCACGGTCGGCATCCTGTCCTTGATTGGAATATGGGGAATGTCATCATCGACCAAGACGCAGCGGGCAACATCAAGCCCAACAAAAAGAAGTCCACCGAGAAAATCGATGGTGTTGTGGCAATGATTATGGGCTTTGCCAGAGCGACCATCGGCGGCGGTATCCCTCAAGGCTCAGTCTACGATGAAAGGGGGCTGTTGTTTATATGAGTATATTTTCAAGACTATGGCGACCACACAGCCGCGATAAACCTCAGAACTCCGTGGGCGGTGGGTGGTCGTTTCTATTTGGCGGCACCACAAGCGGCAAGGCTGTGAACGAGCGGACAGCGATGCAAACATCGGCAGTATATGCCTGTGTGCGTATCCTGTCCGAATCAATTGCGGTCTTGCCGCTCCACGTTTACCGCTATACAGACAACGGCGGTAAAGAGCGCACGAGTATGCATCCGCTCTACCGTCTGCTCCACGACGAGCCAAACCGCGAGATGACTTCTTTCGTGTTCAGGGAAACGCTTATGGCACACCTGCTTCTGTGGGGCAACGCCTACGCACAGATTATCCGTGATGGACGTGGCTACCCTGTGGCGCTCTACCCAATGTTGCCCGACCGAATGAGCGTAGACCGCAATCCGCAAGGCGAACTGATCTACACCTACCAAAGCGACAAAGGTCAGGTCAAGCTGCGAAAAGAGAGCGTCCTTCATATCCCCGGCTTGGGCTTCGACGGGCTTATAGGTTATTCGCCGATTGCGATGGCAAAGAATGCTGTCGGTCTTGCTCTTGCCACAGAGGACTACGGAGCCACATTTTTCGCCAATGGCGCAAACCCCGGCGGTGTATTGGAACACCCCGGCGTGATTAAGCCGGAGCAAGCTGACAGGCTTCGTGAAAGCTGGTCGACGCAGTTTGGCGGTGCGAATGCTCACAAAGTGGCTGTGCTTGAAGAAGGCTTGAAGTTTCACCAAATGAGCATACCGCCCGAACAGGCACAATTTTTAGAGACACGGAAGTTTCAGATAAACGAAATCGCCCGTATCTTCCGAGTGCCGCCCCACATGGTGGGCGACCTTGAAAAGAGCAGCTTTTCCAACATCGAGCAGCAATCCTTGGAGTTTGTGAAATACACCCTCGATCCTTGGGTGGTCAGGTGGGAGCAGAGTTTACAGCAAGCCCTCATCCTGCCTTCCGAAAAGGCGGCGGTATTCGTCAGGTTCAACTTGGATGGCTTAATGCGCGGCGATTATCAGAGCCGTATGCAAGGCTACAGCGTGGGCATTCAAAACGGCTTTTACAGCGTCAACGACGTGCGGGGTTTGGAAGACTTGAACCTTCTGCCCGATTCTGAGGGCGGCAACATCCACGTCTTAAACGGCAATATGGTCAAACTCGCCGACGTGGGTGCGGCCTATAAAACAAACGAAAAGGAGGACACATCGTGAAAAGTAAGCTAAAGAAATTTTGGGACTGGGCGCGCGACGAGACCGCCGGTGAGCGCGTCCTCTACTTCGACGGGGAAATCTCGGAGGAGACTTGGTGGGGCGACGAAGTGACGCCTAAGATGTTCCGCGACGAGTTGTTTAAGGACATAGGCGACATCACCATTTGGCTCAACTCGCCGGGCGGCGACTGCGTCGCGGCAAGCCAAATCTACGCCATGCTGATGGACTACCCCCATAGCGTGACGGTCAAAATTGACGGCATTGCGGCTTCGGCGGCAAGCGTCATCGCAATGGCGGGAACAAAGGTGCTTATGGCTCCCACCGCCCTGATGATGATTCATAACCCGCTGACAATCGCCATCGGCGACAGCGAGGAAATGCGGAAAGCCATCGATATGCTCGCCGAGGTCAAAGAATCCATCGTCAACGCCTACCAAATCAAGACGAGTCAGTCAAGGGCAAAAATCAGTCACTTGATGGACGCGGAGACTTGGATGAACGCTAACAAGGCGATTGAACTTGGTTTTGCCGACGGCATTTTAGAGGACGCAAAACGCAAAACCTCGGAGGATGTGACATTCTCCTTCTCAAGGCGAGCGGTCACCAACTCCCTACTTGGCAAGGTAATGCCGAAAGCTCCGCTGCAAGACCCGAAAACTGAACCTGAAACGCCGAAAGGCGTGGACGCTGAGTCGCTGAAGAAGCGGCTCAATTTGATTATCCACTAAATTAATGGAGGTAATGACAATGAGTACAATCCTTGAACTGCGCGAGAAGCGCAACAAAATTTGGAACACCGCTAAGGAGTTCCTCGACCAGAAACGCGGCACTGATGGCATGGTGCCACTTGAAGCCGCAGCCGAGTACGACAAAATGGAAGCCGATATGGTTTCCCTCGGCAAGGAAATCGAGAGGTTGGAACGTCAGCAGGCGTATGACCTCGAAATGGCGAAGCCGACCACGAGTCCTATCGCCAATTCACCGACCAAACCTACTGAAGCTAAAATTGGCAGGGCTTCCGACGAGTACAAGGCGGACTTTGGCAAAATCCTGCGTGGTAAGCAGCCCATCAATAATGTCCTTAGCACCTCGCCCGATACCGACGGGGGCTATCTTGTGCCGCTTGAATTTGAGCGTCAGCTTGTGACCGCCTTGGAAGAAGCAAACATCATCCGCTCCATTGCCAAGACAATCACAACCTCGGCAGAGCGTAAAATCCCTGTCGCGGCAACGCACAGCACCGCCCAGTGGACAGCGGAGAATGGCTCCTACACCGAGAGCAACCCGACCTTCGACCAGAAGACCATCGACGCTTTCAAACTGACCGACCTTGTGAAAGTCAGTCTTGAACTCCTGCAGGACTCGATGTTTGACTTGGAGTCCTACATCGCCGCAGAGTTTGCGAGGGCATTCGGAGTTGCCGAGGAGCAGGCATTCTGTGTCGGCACCGGAACGGGTCAACCCACAGGTATTTTCACTGCAAACGGCGGTCATGTCGGTGTGACGGCAGGTTCTGCCACAGCAATTACAGTAGACAATCTCATCGATCTGATCTACTCCTTGAAGTCTCCGTACCGCAGGAACGCTGCGTTCCTCATGCAGGACGTGACGATTTCCGCACTCCGCAAGCTGAAGGACGGCAACGGCGTGTATGTATGGCAGCCGTCGGTTCAGGCTGGGCTGCCTGACAGATTGCTCGGCTACCCCATTTACACCAGCCCCTATGTTCCTGCGGCAACGGCTGCCTCTCTGCCTATTGCCTTCGGTGATTTCAGCAACTACTGGATTGCCGACCGTATGGGCAGAACGGTTCAGCGCCTGAACGAACTCTATGCCGGAAACGGTCAGGTTGGCTTTATCGCCACCGAGCGCGTGGACGGCAAGGTTATCCTGTCTGAGGGCATTCAGCTTCTCAAGATGGGTTCTTAAAGGAGGACGTGACTTATGGCTGATAACACTTACAACACAAAGAACTACCAAGAGCAAGGCGGTGAAAAATGGGTAATCGGCGGGACTTTGGAAGTCCTGCCGACCGCCACTGTCACAGGGCTTTCCTCTGACCCGCTCCAAGTGGCGACCGAAGCCACGCTCGGCGGTATTAAAGCTCCTGCAAAGACAGATGAAGCCGTACCCGTGGCGGTTGACGAGGACGGCTTTCTATTTGTCCCGGAAGTTACCGTCCCCACTGTTCCCGTCGCCGAAGCGGTGGCTGACAGTGTGGCTGAGGACGTTGCCGGAGTAAACACTGTGATTAACGCAATTCTCGCATCGCTTAAAACAGCAGGGCTGATGGAAACCGAAACTGAGCCCGAATAAGGAGGTGAGTGGCGATGACGCCAACGGAACTGTTACCACTGGTCAAGGATAACCTTATCCTAACCCATGACCAAGACGATGCTTTGCTCCTGCGGCTCATCGCCGCCGCCGTAAACTATGCCGAAAGCTATCAGCACATTGCTTCGGGCTACTACGGCGGGAACGATATGCCACCTACTACCAAGCAAGCGGTGATTATGCTCGTATCCAACTGGTACGAGTCTCGCGACGGCTCGACAGGCGGCTTCTTTGCAGATTCCATTCAGGCGAGTCAGCAGGTCTGGAACACTGTCAACACACTGTTACGGCTTGACCGGTCATGGGGCGTTTAGGAGATGATTTTTTCAACTCGCTTGACGATTTTCATGCTCCTTGGAGCAAGAACGTCAAAGCGGTATGTTGAGGCAGACTGAAACTTAGTTGCGTTGATGCTTTTAGGTAAGTCTTTCTGTTTCCACACTGTGTACCCGAAAGGCTCAAGTATGGTCTTAATCATCAGCCCCACTGCTTGCTTGGTGAAGTTGTCGTCCAGAGAATTATCATGCGACTTGTTTGGGTCGGCGAAAAAATGCTCGACATTGACAGCAACAGGTGCAAGAGCAGGTTTGCCAGCTTCGCTCGCGTCTATCATCTGAACGATGATGAAGTCCTGCGAGAGGAAACCAAAAACATTCTGCATATCGTCGTCGTTTTCGAACTTACGACAGTTTGGGTTTTGAGTAATGAAATCCTTGTAGGTAGCTAACATAATGGACACTCCTTTTGTGTTAAGTTATTTTACTTATGTATAATAACATATCTGAAATCAGTTGTCTATATGTTTTAGGAAATTTTTTTTGGAGGTGTCCGACTTATGGCATTCGGGAAAATGAACACGTTTATAAACATTGTCACTACTACCCCGATCAAGGATGCCGAGGGCTTTGTCAAAAAAGGCGACACCGTTCTTGCTTCCGTCCGTGCCTATAAAGAGGAAAAACACGGTTCGGAGCGTTGGGCGAATATGGCGGCGTTTTCCGAAGTTACTGTTATGTTTCGTTTTCGCAAAATACCCGGTCTTACCGTTGACACGACACTCATCATCACCAGCAATACAGGTAGATACCGCATTATTTCAGCTGAAGATGTCAGAGACCGTAGGATGTATATCGAGTGCCTTTGCGAGAAACTCGAAGGGAGCGTGATGTGATGGCAAAGGTTGAACTAAAACTTCCTACTGATTTTGAGGAACGGCTCTCCCGCCTTGCCGACAAGACTGACGAGATTATCCCGAAGGTACTCGAAGCGGGTGGCGAAGTGGTGCTTGCTAAAGTAAAAAGCAACCTCTCCTCAGTGGTGGGGCGCGTCACAAAAGAAGTAAGCCGCTCTACGGGCGAGTTGGAACGCTCCCTCGGACTTTCTCCCGCCAAGCAAAAGCGAGACGGCTCCGGCTGGGACATCAAGGTCGGCTTCAAAGAACCGAGGAGCGACGGCGGTAGCAACGCTAAAATAGCTAACATCATTGAATACGGTCGGCACGGTCAGACGCCGAAGCCATTTTTGAAGCCCGCCAAGTCGGTAAGCAAGAACGCAGCGATCGAAGCGATGAAAGCGAAGTTTGAATCGGAGGTGGACGGCGTATGAGCATACTGTCTGAACTAAATACCTTACTTACGCCCGTCCTCCCTATGGAGACGGGCGTTTTCAGCGGCGTACCGCCCGATGAGTACCTCGTGCTGACCCCGATGACAGACATATTTGCCCTATTCGGGGACAACAAGCCACTTATAGATATATCCGAAGTGAGGATTTCCCTCTTTTCCAAGGACAACTATCAGCAGAAAAAGCGGCAAATCACGACAGCACTTTTGGGTGCAGGCTTTACCATAACCGACCGCCGCTACATCGGACATGAGGACGACAGCGGCTACCACCACTTCGCCATCGATGTGGTGAAAGAATACGAAACGGAGGAATAAACAATATGGCTACAATCGGACTTGACCGGCTCTATTACGCGCCGATAACCGAAGCCCAGACCACGGGCTATGAAACCTACGGCACTCCCGTAATGCTTGCAAAGGCAATATCTGCGGAGTTGTCGGTGGAGCTGGCGGAAGCCACGCTCTATGCGGATGACGGCGCCGCCGAGGTGGTCAAAGAATTCAAAAACGGCAAGCTGACCCTCGGCGTGGACACTATCGGTAGAAGTGTCGCTGCGGCACTTACAGGCTCGATCGTTGATGAGAACGGAGTGCTAATTTCAGCTTCCGAGGATGGCGGCTCACCTGTGGCAATTGGATTCCGTGCCAAGAAAAGCAACGGTCACTATCGCTACTTTTGGCTCTACCGCGTGAAATTCGGAGTGCCTTCCACCAACCTTGCCACCAAAGGCGACAGTATCACATTTTCTACGCCGACCATCGAAGGCATGGTACTACGCCGTAACAAAACTGCAACCGGCAACGCCAACCTTCACCCTTGGAAAGCGGAGGCTGACGAAGATGACAGCGACATCGAGTCAACCGTCATCAGCAGTTGGTATACCGCCGTCTACGAACCGACATTCGCAACGCAAGGAGGTTAATGGATTATGGATAACGAGAGAAGCGCAAAAATCAATATCGGCGGCTCGGAGTATGAGTTGATCCTCACCACCCGCGCCACCAAGGAAATCGCCCGTCGCTACGGCGGGCTTGAGAATTTGGGCGAAAAACTGCTTAAAGCAGAAAACTTCGAACTTGCCCTTGATGAGATTATATGGCTGATTACACTACTTTCCAATCAGTCAATCCTCATTCACAACTTAAAGCACAAGGACAAACCACAGGAGCCGCTCACGGAGGAGGAAGTTGAACTGCTGACCTCACCTTTGGAGTTGGCGACCTACAAGGCGGCAATTACCGAGGCGATGTTCAAAGGCACGGCTCGCAACATCGAAAGCGAGACAGACCCAAAAAACGCGGAGGTCGGGTAAGCGACGATGAGTTGTTTACCCGACTTCTCTATTATGGCACGGTTCACCTGAACCGTGCCGAGGAGGAAACGTGGCTCACTCCCATCGGTCTTTTAATGGATTTGTGGGAATGCCACAGGCAGTACCTCGGCTTGGCGAAGCCCAAGCGCGAGATGTTTATTGAAGAAATTATTCCGTCAGAACTAATTTAGGAAAGGTGGTGACGCGCAAATGGCTGATAATTTCGGGTTGAAGATAGGCCTGGAGGGCGAGAAAGAATTCAAGAACGCTCTGCGCGACATCAACCAGTCCTTTAAGGTGCTTGGCAGTGAGATGAAACTGGTCTCCTCCGAATTTGATAAAAACGACAAATCAATACAAGCGGTTGCTGCTCGGCATGAAGTGCTGAATAAAGCCATCGAAGCACAGAAGGATAAAATCTCTGCCCTTGAATCCGCACTTAAGAACGCCGCCGAGAGTTTCGGTGAAAACGACAAGAGGACGCAGAACTGGGCTATCCAGCTTAACAACGCCAAGGCTGAACTCAACGGAATGGAGCGGGAACTTAATGACTCCGCTGAAGCCACCGACGACCTCGGAGACGAATTGAAAGACACCGCAAATGAAGCGGAAAAATCCGGCGGTAAGTTTGAGAAACTGGGCGGCATCCTCAAAGGTATAGGCGCGTCTATGGGTGCGGTGGCTGTGGCGGCAGGAGCCGCAGCCATAAAACTCGGCAAAGAAGTCGTGCAGCAGTTTGGAGAATTGGAACAGAACCTCGGAGGTTCAGAAGCCGTATTCGGCGAGTACGCTACGAGAATCCAAAAGACTGGCGAGGAAGCCTATAAGAATCTCGGCGTAAGCCAGAGCGACTACCTCGCCACAGCAAACAAGATGGGTGCGCTTTTCCAAGGCTCAGGGCTCGAGCAACAAAAGTCCCTTGAACTGACCGAAAAAGCAATGCAGCGAGCGGCAGACATGGCATCTGTCATGGGCATCGATATGTCAATGGCAATGGAGGCTGTTACGGGTGCAGCAAAGGGCAATTTCACGATGATGGATAACCTTGGTGTTGCCATGAACGCAACCAACATCGAAGCCTATGCTCTCGCAAAAGGGCTGGACTTTACTTGGGCAAGTGCGACTCAAGCCGAAAAAGCTGAGGTCGCCATGCAGATGTTTTTTGAAAACACCGAACAGTACGCAGGCAATTTCGCAAGAGAATCCACGCAAACAATCTCCGGCTCCGTCGGTTTGTTACAAGCCGCCCTCGGTTCATTTACGGCGGGGCTTGGAAACGCTAATGCCGATATGACCAACCTGACACAGAACCTCGTGGACGCATTTCAATCGGTGGTCAAAAACATCGTGCCTGTCTTGCAAAATATCGTCGCGGCTCTGCCTGCGGCGGCTGATGCAATTTTGCAGGCGATAGGCGACTTGTTGCCTATGCTACTACAGACGGTAACAGAACTGTTCACACAGGTGCTGAACACCCTACTAAAACTCCTGCCCGAACTTATACCGGCGGCGGTCGAAGCGGTGATGACCATCATCAACGCTTTGGTGGACAGCTTGCCGCTCCTTGTCGAAGCGGCGATACAGTTGGTGACTGCTCTTGCAGAAGGTTTAGGTGTTGCTCTGCCGGAACTGATTCCTTCCATCGTCGAAGCCATCATCCTTATCGTGGACACCCTGCTTGCTAATATGGATAAAATCCTTGCGGCTGCATTTGCAATTATTCAAGGCTTGGCTACCGGACTTCTTAATGCACTGCCGAAACTGATAGATGCACTGCCCGAAATCATAACAACCATTATCAATTTCATAACGGATAATTTGCCTGAAATCATTGAAATGGGCATCGAACTCACCATACAGCTTGCGGTTGGCCTTATTAAAGCCATACCGCAGCTTGTTGCAAAACTGCCGGAAATCATCATAGCAATCGTAACCGGTCTTGGGAAAGCGGTCGGTTCTGTGTTTGAAATAGGTAAGAATATCGTGACTGGTCTATGGGAAGGCATCAAGTCCCTCGGCTCTTGGATAGCTGATAAGGTTTCCGACTTTTTTTCCGGCATTGTTGACGGTGCAAAAAGCTTGCTGGGTATCAACTCGCCCTCAAAGGTGTTTGCCGGTATTGGTGAAAATATGGGGCTTGGTATCGGTGAGGGCTTCACCAACGCTATGAAGGGTGTTGAAAAAAACATTACAGGCGCGATCCCCACCGACTTTGACCTTGATATGAATACCGGCATCCATAAAGTGATGAATGACACCTCGCTTGACGTGAAAAAAACCGTGGAGCATACGGGTGTTATTCGGGTGGAAGGCGTCAATTCCGCTGGTGAAATGACCTCGGTCGTAGATATTATCATTGACCGACTCAGACAGGAGGTGCGCGTATGAGTTATCTGAAAAATGCAGAGACAAGTGAAATCATTACGCACTTTGTCAGCTTCCGAAAAACGCAGGCGGTCATCCGCACGGTTCAGACCGCCCTTGACGGGACGGAGTATCTGACCCGTTTCGGTTCGCCGACTGTGCATTATGAACTGACGCTCTATGTTAATGAAGCTGGGAAAGCCGCGCTGATGTCATCCGAGGACAGCGTTCCGCTCCTTGAATGCTCTGTAAAACAGGGCGTTTTCACTGGAAGAATTGTTGAACTCGGCTCCTTTGATTATCAGGCGGCGGGCTGGTATATGGTCACAGCCACACTTGCGGCGGTAAGCGAGGTGAGCGACCCATGAGAAGCATACCGACAGCGCTGAAAGAAAAACTCGCTAACCGCTTCAAGGTGGAAAACACCAAAAGTATGGCAAATCTCCGCGTAGTAGCCACGCAGACCTCCGTCAATTCGCTGCTCTCCGAGCCGATTCACGAAGACATTGCTCCCGCGTTCGGCGATGTGGCTGTGCGCCAGACCGCTGGTGAATCCGATTTGTCTCTTGCTTATGCCATCTGTTTGGACGACGGTGTCGCCAAGGTGTATAAACGGAAGTTTCCGGCGGGCATGGAGTTTCCGTGGGAGTATCAGTGGACACTCGGTGCTGCGACTGATGTGGCGATTGAATTTAACGGCGTGTGGAAAATGAACTCCGAAAAGGAGTGGTATTACTTACAAACCGAGGATTATCCGTATATCTTTTATGTTCGGAACGGCAATCTGTATGTTCAAAGCTGGACGAATAGCGATAATGCCTCTCTGATTGCCACCGGTGTTTCCCAGATATCCGCCTGCAAGGGCTGGCAGTCCAGTGTCGAACCGGACATTGACCAAGGATTGGTCATCGGTTATCTAAAAAGTGGATCAGTGTATTACCGGGCGCTCTGCTGTCAGGAAAACGGATCTTATGTCTGGGAAGCGGAGCATGAAGTAGCCACGCTTGGTACGGGCAACACGACACTATCGGTTATCCGCACCAACGATTTCCGCATCGGATTCCTGACGCAGAACAACGGTCGAATGCTTCTAACACTGACGCACCGCAACTATGCCGGAATGAGCGTCCGACCGGAAACAGTTCACATCAACGCTGCAAACGTGAAAATGTGGATTTCCGATATAAATGAGCTGGACACACTGAACAAAGAGTACGCATCTGGGAATACTGCCTATCCCTATGTTCTGCTGGATGAGCCGGACACAGTAGAAATCTCCGTAGCTTCGGTGGAGAAGCTGAACCGCGAGACGGATTTCGTCTGCTACGGCTTCAAGCTTCATCTTACAAATCCTCTATACGGAAGTATCGACTCAGGGTTCCCGATAAAATGCACCCTTTCCGTTTCAGGGGTGACAGTTACATCCGCTTCCTATGACAGCGAAGAGCAAGCGCTTGTTTTGTATACGAGCGCCGATATCCGCAGGACGGTAGCGGTAACCATTACAATGCCGGAATACCGTTCTCTCTGGTATTACAAACTTGGTTTGCAAAGATGGTTCCTGCCCACTCTGAGTGCTGTCGCCGCCGCAGAAACTATGGACTACTTCACCTTTGGAAACGAAACGGCAGGCATTTCGATAGTTTCAACTGGGGCATGGATTGACGAGGCGGTGTTCACCCAGTGTTTCCAGCCTGCTCATACGGCGATCATTGCTGTTGTGGCTTCGTCTATAAGCCTGCAGCCTGTTTCCACATTACCGATTTAGGAGGTTTTCAATATGAAAATACAAGAACGAGCCGTTCTGCATAACCGTTTTGACGTCAAGGTGGTCGATGCCGTAAGCGGCAAAACAAAGCAGACGGCGGTCGGCTTCAATGTTATTACAAACTACTATTTTAACAGTAGGCTGACCGCTTCTCCGCTTAGTAAAACAACCGACCTGTTCAGATATATCGCGGTCGGCACAGGCACGGGAACACCTGCAGTTACGGATACCGACCTTTTTACACATCTGACGCGCAAAGCCGTGACGACGCTGGAGACGGTATATGAATATCCGACGTCGCACACGACCAAGCAAATCAAGCTGGAAGCGACCGAGTGTAACGGCTCCACCATTACCGAGGTGGCGCTTGAAGGGTATTACAGCGGCACCTTTTCAACCAATTACTACATCATGTCCCACGCCATGCTGCAGGATTCCGAAGGAAACCAGATCGCCATAGCAAAGACTGATACGGATGTGGTGTATATAACCGCAACTTTCTACGCTACCTGCACCCCTTCCGGTTTTGGAACAAACGGCATATATCCCACGGCAGAAAACAATTATCTGTTCCAATGGTTGCTCACAGGCAGTACGGACGGAACTGTACGTTTCTCGCGCTTCCCAGTAGATTATTCATCGGATATGAGCGTTAAATATCAAGGTAGTAAGAGTTATTCCTTCAGCGGTGGCACCGGGAATACCACCACCTACCAATACGACCTGCCCGTCACTACGTTTCTTGACAGCGAATGTAACAACCGTATCGTCAAGCATCTCGGCGTCGCCGGGGTCGGCGCATTTACATTCCCGAACCATGATATTTTCCCACCCTATCCGGTTGACCACCTCGTTATCGGTGAGGGTGACGGCGTTACCACTGAGTTTAGTATGAAGTGCCCACTGATTCAGTCGGGGACCGTCCGTATTTTTATAAACGACACTGAAATGACTGAAGGTACCGACTATACTGTGGATTTGGATAACAACTGCGGTGACTGGTATGAAAACTACCATACAGCAGGTCTAACCTGCAAAAGCACCGGAGTATCCTTCGGTGACCTTGCGACAAAAACGCCAAGCAGCAACTATTCCTATCGAGACCCTCTTGCATGGTGGAGCTGCTATGACACGACGGTATATCCATCCTCCTGCACGGTAAACGATGTAAGCCCCATTAAAATAGACTTTGGGACTGCAAAGCCTTGTAATACACTGAAAATTGATATTCTGACGATTCCGACCGCAAGGCTCGATCTTCTCAAAATACAGTATTCAGTTAACGACACAGACTGGACGGATGTATCAGGGCTTTCAAGGGCAGGTCAGGTTTGGAAATTCACAGAAGTATCAGCAAGGTACTGGAGGACATTTTTAAGTGGTGAAGGCAATGCCACCGTTGTTGTAACATCAAGCGGCATGACTGGCTCGCCGATCACTCTCTCCGTGCCAGTAGCCTCATCAGATACGGCGAGTATTGTGGCGGGCAAGATCAAAACAGCCCTTGAAAACAATGCGAATATTTCAGCTGTATATGATGCGTCAGTTTCAGGTGTGGATGTAATTTTGACAGCGAAAACGCCGATAGCAAATGTTTCAAGCCTGAATATCGCCCTGTCAAATGGTACTTGCGCTGGGCTGACCACAGTTTCAACCTCGACCAATACGACTGCTGGAGTAGCCGCTGTAAAGCAACAGGAAAATATCTATGTGACCGGAACTATCGGAACTGCGGGAAACGCGACGGTTGTGGTAACGGCTGCCGGAATGGCGAACTCGCCTATAACCCTTTCGGTGCCGGTTACAAGCGGAGACTCGTCGACAACCGTTGCAGCAAAGGTAAACGCCGCACTCGCGCTCAATTCCGACATTACCGACTTCTTCACAATAAGCGCGGATAACGGCAGATATGTTCGACTGACTGCGAAAACGGCGGCGGACAATGACTCTACGCTCAACATCAGTATCGCAAATGATACTTGCACCGGTTTAACCGCTATACCGACATCCACTGTTGACGCCGCAGGTAATGCAGGAACAAAACAGGTAGAGACCTTAACCGTATCGGGCAGTGTCAGCTATAACTGGACTTACAATCTATATTACCAGAGCTTCCCGACGAGGGACGGCCAGAGTTTCGGCTCAACCTTCTTTTTGGGTAAGACCGTGTCGGGACTAAAGTTCACAACACCACCTGCGGCAGGTGCATCGATCACAGCCAGCTTTGCGCTTGAATACCCGTTTAAGACCTCGAACAATCTGCTACGCTTCACCTATTCGGTTCAGCTGCAACGGGGGTGATGCGATGACATTGACATTTGAATATACCCTTGATGCCGGAGCAGGCTTGTATCCACAGGTGATTCACACCTCGGATAACCTGCTCCGTTTCATATATCTTTCCGCAGATGGCACCGTGGCCGGAAGTAAGGCGGACCCGGTTCTCGGTTTATATGACAGTCTGACCTATACGGAAACCGGCAGAATATCACCTGATGAAACGGTGTCGTATCCGAGCATCAAAAAAGTGGCACATTACGGCGCATATGGATTCTGGAGTGCCGAGGGCGACCACCGTTTTGTGATGTATATGCTGCCGACCGACATTACAAATTCCTTTGTCGACGGGTCAGTCAAGTTCAGCATCGGTAGTGGGGTCTCGCAGATGTCTTGCACCTTGCTCAACATAAAAGGCGCGTTACTTAATCGTTACCGTGCTTTCGTGACGCCCGGCACCAAGATGGAATTGTACTTTTCCCTCGGTGACAGCGAAGAAATTATGCTCGGCATTTTCTATATCGACAGTGCTTCGGTCTCGTACCCAGACGAGAAAGTATCGGTATCCGCCAGAAACGCAATCGGCAAGCTGCTGAAGGAACAGACCTTTAACGAGGACAACACCTTTGAAGAAACAACTCTTCAGCTGAACTTGCAGGAAATTCTTCGCCTCGCCGAGGTGGAGGGTTTTTTTGTCGGCAACAACACCAAGGCATGGAAGCTGCGCTTTGAACCGGATGTCACCATTCTGGACGGCATCAAGCGGATCATATCTCTGATTGATGGCTGGAAGGTTGATGAAACAGCAAATGGCGTCATCGGTGTGGCGGCTGTTACTGACGCCCGTTTCGACCAGCCTGCTGTGTATACCTTCGAGCGTGACAAGTCTTGCTGGAGCTACAGTGTGGAATACGACGATTCGGAAGCGGTCAGCAGGGTTTGCGTTACCTGCGCCAACCCGGAAAACACGGTTTATGCAACAGTTCCCAGAAGCAAATGGTGGATTCAGCCGTCACACCGAACAACCTACGTCACAGCCGCCGATGGTGCGACGCTTGCTGAGATAACGGCTATGGCTGAGGAGTTGGCACAGACCATTGCCATATCCGGCAGGCAGGAGAGCTTCGTCGGCATCTTCACGCCCCAGCTCACCATCGGAGACGAGGTGCGCATTGTCAGCGGTGCAAAAACCGAAACCATCGGTACGGTCACGGATGTGACGCACAATTTCGGCAGGGGTGGTTTCTATACAGCGTTCACCGTGGACAGCGGCGGACGGAAAGGCAAAGCGCGTCTTTCAGATTTGATCGGCAAAGCATCCGAGAAGTCCAATCTGAACGGCGTGACTATTTTTTAAGGGAGGAAATTCAACATGAAAGAAATTTGGAATTGGACGCAAACTGCGTTCGCAGGGCTGGGTGCACTACTCGGTGGGTATTTGGGCGGGCTTGACGGTTTTCTCTATGCACTAATTGCCTTTGTGGTCGTGGACTACATCACAGGGGTACTTCGTGCAATTGTTGAGAAGAAGCTATCCAGCCGAATCGGAGCACATGGTATTACCAAGAAGGTAGCTATTTTTCTCGTAGTAGGTATCGGTCATCTTATCGACGCTTATCTAATCAATGGCACAGGCGCGCCGCTCCGAACAGCAGTTATCTTCTTTTACATCGCCAATGAGGGCGTATCGCTATTGGAAAATGCCACGGCTATTGGGTTACCCGTGCCTGAAAAGCTGAAAGACGTGTTGGCACAACTTCACGGAAAGGATGAGCAGAAATGAATCTACGTAAACTGATATTCACAAACAATGCCTGTTATAAGGCGGGCAAAACCATAACACCAAAAGGCATTATGGTTCATTCCACAGGGGCGAATAACCCCAACCTGAAACGCTATGTCGGACCCGACGACGGCTTACTCGGCAAGAACCAATACAACAACCACTGGAATCAAGGTAAGCCGGATGGGCGGCAGGTCTGCGTTCACGGCTTCATCGGCAAACTGGCTGACGGTAGTATCGCAACATATCAGACACTGCCTTGGAACCATCGCGGATGGCACGCCGGTGGTATCGCGAACGATACACATATCGGCTTTGAAATCTGCGAGGACGGGCTGATCGATGCGACCTATTTCAATAAAGTCTATTCCGAAGCCGTGGAGCTTTGCGTATATCTCTGTAAGCAGTACGGACTGACGGAGAAGAACATCATCTGCCACAGCGAAGGCTACAAGCTGGGGATTGCCAGCAACCATGGCGATGTCATGCACTGGTTCCCGAAACACGGCAAGTGCATGGATTCTTTTCGTGCTGAGGTTAAGAAACTGCTTACAACAAGCGAACCTCCTAAACCCGAAACGCCTACCCAGCCAAAGAAGCTTTATCGTGTTCAGGTTGGAGCATTCTCCGTCAAGGCAAATGCAGATGCTATGCTTGCTAAAGTCAAGGCGGCTGGCTTTCCTGACGCCTACATCAAAATCGAATAAATCGCACGTTTCGGTTGCCAACTGACCCCTCGCTGTCCTGTGGATGGTGAGGGGTTTTTCTTTTTCCCTTTGAAACGGAGGCAACCTTATGATGAACACACAAAAACAACAGCTTGTACATTGCACCTTAGATGAAAAAAAGCCTGTTCCGCAGGAGCAATTGCAGCGTGAAGTGGATTATGTAAGAGCGCAGCGGATACTTGACTCTATGCTTCAAAACGGACTTATTTCCTTGTCGGAATTTAACAAGATAACCGCATTAAACCGCCAATCTTTCTCTCCTGCACTTGCACAGATTATGCCTGAAAACCGTTGATATTACTGAACTTTAGAGGTAATATGTCACACTGACAAGGAGGTGAAAAGTTGAAAAAGATAACGAAAATCGCTGAAAATACGACTGATTTTACAGAGCGTCCAAAGCTGCGGGTTGCAGCTTACTGCCGTGTGTCCACCGATAGTGACGATCAACTTGTCAGTCTCGACACACAGATTAAGCATTACGACTCCTATATCAAATCAAATCCTGAATGGGAGTTTGCCGGGCTTTATTATGACGAAGGCATCACAGGCACGAAAAAGGAAAAGCGGCTGGAGCTGCTTCGCATGATTACCGACTGTGAGAACAAGAAAATCGACTTCATTGTAACGAAGTCGATCAGCCGGTTTGCAAGAAACACAACTGACTGTCTGGAACTGGTCAGAAAGCTGCTTGGCCTCGGCATCTTTATCTATTTCGAGAAGGAAAACATAAACACAGGCTCAATGGAAAGCGAACTCATGCTGTCAATCCTAAGTGGACTGGCTGAAAGCGAGTCGGTCTCCATTGCGGAAAACAGTAAATGGTCGGTAAAGCGCAGGTTCCAAAACGGAACCTTCAAGATTTCCTATCCACCCTATGGATACGATACCGTTGACGGAAAGTTAATCGTGAATGAAGTGCAGGCATACATTGTTCGTTTAGTCTTCTCCGAAATTTTATCGGGTAAGGGCACTGGCAAAATTGCGAGTGAACTGAATTGCCGGGGCGTTCCATCCAAGAAAGGCGGTCGATGGACGGCGACAACTATTCGAGGGATGGTCGGTAATGAAAAATATACTGGCGACGCCATTTTTCAGAAGACCTACACCGATACGCACTTCAACCGCCATTACAATTACGGTGAAAAAGACCAGTACCTGATTAAAAACCATCATGACGCGATTATCAACCATGAAGATTTTGAAGCGGCGCAGTCAATCATAGAACAGCGCGGTAAGGAAAAAGGATTGGAAAAGCAGAATAAAAAGTATCAGAACCGTTACCCATTTTCGGGTAAAATCATCTGCGGTCAGTGCGGCGGTAAGCTCAAGCGCCGCATACACTCCACCGGCAGGCACACTATCGCCTGGTGTTGTACCAATCATATAGAAGATACCGAGAAATGTTCCCTGAAATACATTCCGGAACCTGATTTTGAATATGCGTTTGTAACCATGATGAACAAACTCATCTTCGGTCATCAAGCCGTTTTAAGACCCCTGCTGATGGGACTTCGCGGTATCAACTCCGAAGATAGCGTGGCGAGGCTACATGACCTCGATAAAAAGCTCGAAGAAAACGCGGAACAGCGAAAGGTACTTACTGGCCTTATGACTAAAGGCTACCTTGAGCCTGCCGTTTTTAATAAGGGGAATAATGAACTTCTGCAGGATGCCGAGCGCATACAGCGTCAGAAGGAATCCATATCTCGCTTCATAAACAGCGACAATATAAATCTGCATGAAGTCAGCGAGCTCTTACAATACGCTACAAAGTCAGAAATGTTGAATGACTTTGACGGTGAACTGTTTACACGCTTTGTAGATCGGATACTTGTATATTCCCGAACGGAAATCGGGGTCGAATTAAAATGCGGCATTACGCTAAAAGAAAGGCTGGTGAGATAGATGGGCCATACCCCATACGGCTACCGGATTGGAAACGGAAAAGCCATTATTGATGAACAAGCCGCCGTGCAGATAAAAACATTATTTCAGTCCTATCTGACCGGCGATTCGTTAGCGATGGCCGCAAAGAAGGCTGATATTAAAGGCTTCCATGCGGGAATCGGTAGGATGCTCCGTAACAAATACTATCTCGGTGATGAGTATTATCCGGCGATTATCGACTCCGATACTTTTGAGGCTGCCGAAGAGGAGCGTATCAGGCGGGCAGAAAAACTCGGCCGAATCCGCGAACCAGAAGTAAAAAGAGAGGTCGTCTATCCCTCTACATTCCGCATCATCGAAGGGACTAAGCGGTTTGACGACCCGTTCCAGCAGGCGGAATATGCTTACAGTCTGATAGAAAGCGAGGAATAA